ATGGCATCATGTCAACATCCCGGCGGTCATCAGTGAAAAGTATTTGGATACTATTGCGGAAAAGTATTCTAAACAGGTCGATAAGTCTGATTGTGTTGACGGTAGATTCTCCTACTGGCCTTACAAAGAACCTCTTTCCCAGCTACTCGCTATGGAGAGAGGCGACGGGAATGATATATCGGGCCAAAAAATCTCGCGTCATGTTTTTTCCAGTCAGTATCAACAGGCGCCAGTGGCTTTGGGTGGAAATATCATCAAGGGTGATAGGTTCTCCAGATATCGCGTTCTGCCTAAAATAAAACAAAGAAAGATTTTTGCCGACACCGCACAAAAAACAAAAGAGCGAAACGACTTCTCCGTGTTCTCTGAGTGGGGGCTTGGGGAAGACGGGAAGCTTTATCTACTAAATTTAATTAGAGGTAAGTGGGAAGCACCCGAACTATTAAAACGAGCGGCTGGCATTTGGAGTGCTGCTAAAGCAAGGCCAGTCTTTGAGTACGGCGCTTTAAGAGAAATGCAGGTTGAGGATAAATCAAGCGGTACTGGGCTTATTCAAACACTTAAACTATCCCCGTATAATATTCCTATTAAGGGGATAGAAAGAAACCGCGATAAGTATACTCGCGTCATGGATATTATCGCTTACATCGAAGCGGGCCTTGTCGCCATACCGGAAGAATCAAGTTATACTAATGACTTCATAACAGAATGCGAGGCGTTTACCGCAGATGACTCTCACGACCACGATGATATGGTTGACACCCTTATTGATGCGGTAAATGATTTGCTTCACTCTGGGAATAAAATAAAACAATGGCAGATATTAGCAAAAAATTAACGCTGGACGGGTTTGAAAACTTTATCTCTAGAATTGGGTTGAATAACGACAACTCATTATCTGGGGGAACTTATCGATTTAATTTAATTACTCGAAACAGAGTACTACTAGAAATGGCTTACCGCGGGTCTTGGATAGTTGGTGCGGTAATTGACTCCGTTGCAGAAGACATGACTCGTGCTGGTATTGAGATTCAAACCAAGGATGACGTAGAGATTAAGAAACTCCATAGAGATATGGTGCGTCTTCAGATTTGGCAGTCTCTATCTTTATTAATTAAATGGGGGAGGCTCTATGGCGGTGCTCTTGGAGTTTTACAAATTGATGGTCAAAGACTGGATACGCCGCTCGATGTGGAAACGGTTGCAAAAGGACAATTTAAGGGAATTGTTGTTTTTGACCGGTGGATGCTTAACCCGGTACTAACGCCCGTAATTTCTTCCGGCCCTGATATGGGTTTGCCCATCCTGTATCAAATTACGACATCCCCTACTAGCAACGCACCATCCGCCCCAACCTCTAACGCTATTAATGTCCATCACTCAAGGGTGATTAGATTTACAGGAATTGACTTACCGTTCTTTCAAGCCATTACGGAAATGATGTGGGGAGAGTCCGTACTAGAAAGACTTTGGGACAGGCTTATCGCTTTTGACAACGCCACCATGAGTTCTGCCTCTTTAATCGATAGGGCAAACCTTAGAACTATTGGAGTAGAAGGTTTAAGAGAAATTATCGCGGCGGGTGGGGAGGCACAAGAAGGTCTTCAAGCTATGTTCGAGATGATGCGCCTTATGCAAGTAAACGAGGGCTTAACCCTACTTGATAAAAACGACGAGTTTCAATCAACTGCTTATAGCTTTGCGGGCCTCTCCGATATGATGCTTCAATTCGGGCAGCAACTATCCGGTGCCACGGGCATTCCTTTAGTAAGATTATTTGGGCAATCCCCAGCCGGACTAAATTCGACAGGCGAGTCAGATATTCGTATGTACTACGATAATATCAATGCCCAACAAGAAGCTAAACTGCGCAGGCCGTTCGAAACGCTTCTTAAGGTAATGTGGCGTTCTAGTTTCGGTATGCCAGCCCCGGAAGACATGGACTTCTCTTTTACTCCTCTATGGCAAATGTCTGATATGGACAAAGCAAATATCGCAAAGACCACAACCGAGACGGTTATCGCTTCTTACGACGCCGGGTTAATTACCCAGAAGACAGCGATGGAAGAATTAAAAGATAGTTCTGGTAATACGGGTCTTTATAGCAATATCACTGACAAAGAAATTAACGAGGCCGAAGAGGAGTTAGCCCCAGTGCCGGACGAACCACCTCCGATGCCGGAAGAACAAAAAGAAACCCCTAAGGAAGAAGAAAAAGAGCCCGTAAGGAATTTAGACTCAGGTCCAATTATGACAAGAATTAAATCATGGCTCGCAAAAAACTAAACCTATTTAAACCATCCGAAGTAGCAGAGAAGCAGTTCTATAGACAGCTAAAGAAAGTCGCCGAAGCTTCCGGGCATATAGTAGAGCGCCACGCCGATGGCGCTAAGATTAACTACCCTAAAGAGATGATGACCGAGTTAGAAAAATACTCGGAGAAGCTTGGCCCTTGGGCAATTAAGCAAGCAGCTAAGTTAGTCGATTATGTTCAAAGGTCTAATAAGAGGGCCTATAAGAATAAGGCTAAGAACATATCCGAGAAGCTTAAAGAAGATAGAAACGTAATCGAGACCGCTCAACTACTAATGTTCGAGCAAGTCGAGTTGATTAAATCTATCCCTATAGAGGCAGGACTTAGAGCTCAAAAAATTGCTTTCGAGGCTGCGCTATCCGGAACTAGGGCCGAGGTAAACGAAGACACCGTAAAGGAACTACAAAAGCAAATGGGGATGTCTACCCAAGTAGCTAGAAATAGGGCCTTAGTTATTGCAAGAACCGAGACTGCGAGAGCAACCGCGCTTATTAATCAATCAAGAGCGATGGCTGTAGGAAGTAGGCAGTACGTTTGGCACAACTCCGGGGATGCGGCGGTGAGACCTGCACATAAGACCTATAGAGGTAAAAAACTCGATGGCATGATTTTCTCTTGGGACAACCCACCGACATTAGATGATGGAACTACAATACATCCCGGGCAGATTTATAACTGTAGGTGCTTTGCGTCACCTATCTTCGAAGACGAATAAAGCTTGTCAAAATAAATTCTCTAATACAAAGTTCTTTTCTAGGTTATACTTTTATTTATTCTTACTAACCAAAGGGCCAATTAATGAAATTTTTCCTACTTTCTTTTTTAGTAAGCACAGTAATGTTTGCAGCAAGCGTTCCTTCTCTTTCGTTGAAAAATCAATACGGAGAGATTTCAAACAATTTCGTAATTGGCGGTAGTAGCGCCATTACAGTCAGATTTGTCGTCGATTCCACTAAAGCAAGTGGGGTTAGAGAGTTGTCGTCTTCGGGCGGACCCGATGCAGTAGATAGTGTTTACATGAACACCTCTACAACTCCTACTTCTGGAAGTCCAAATCCTTCCCCTGGTTATATCGTCGTAAATCTTAAAAAAGGTTATACCGGATATCTATCTAGTGCGGTCTCTTTGGGAGCGCCCGGGGATTCATCGGTAGTAAACGTAACGTCCGGCCTTCAACAGGGTAAGGCATACGTTATTAGACAAGTCGGAACCACTTCGGCATCTCAGTGGCAATCTTTAGGACTGCCATCTAACTTAACCCCTACCGCAAGCGCACCATTTATTGCGGTAACAGGAACGCCGGCTACGGGTACAGGGCAAGTCGTTTTAGCTAAAGTAACTGGTTCGGCACTAAGCCACCTAGAAGTTGTGGGTGACCCGTCTATCGGTCTTCAATCCACAAGCGGTGGTTCTCAAGTCATTTTAATGTCTCTTGCTCCGACTAACTCGAGCACCACTACTTTAGTGCCCACGGCCCCATTGGCTGGAAGCATGATTGAACTTTCGTTTGTGTTGACGCCTCAACCAGAGTCACAACTATAAATGAATGAAATTTTATACTACCGCACAAATATCTGAGAATATCAGCGAGACGCCGGAAGGTTATCTCGTTTGTGTTGGAGTACCGATAGCTAGAACAGGGGAGATGGTCTACGGGCCAGGAGAGACTCCCCTGAAAGCCGGCGAAGACGGTAAGGTAATAATTACCAGAGACGCCGAGGATGTTTTTAAGAAAGAGACGATTGCTTCTTTCGAAGGAAAGGCAGTCACCATCTTACATCCCGATGAATTTGTAAGGCCTGACAATTGGTCAGAACTCGCAAAGGGAATCGTTCAGAATGTAAGAAAAGGAAACGATACTGACTTAGTGGCTGACTTGTTAATCACAGACAGTTACGCAATCGAGTTAGTAAAAAACGGTTTAAGAGAAGTCTCTTGCGGATACGAAGCCGAATACGAGCAGACGGGCGACGGCAAGGGAAGACAGTTTAATATTATTGGGAATCATTTAGCCCTTGTATTAGAGGGTAGAGCTGGTTCAAAATATTCAATTATTGATAGTAAGGGAAAGGGATTGAGAATGAAACTTCAAGAAAAGATTAAATCTATCTTTGCTAAGGCACAAGACGAAGCAATGAAAGAAGTTGAATGTTCTAAAGACGAAAACACAGAAACCCCAATTACAGCCGAGGGTATGAAAAAATATTTCGACGATAAGTTTGCAGCCCTTATGGGAGAGAAGAAAGAAGAGAAAGATGCCATCTCTCCTCCTGGGCCTGGAACCCCAGCCGAGTATGTTGCTAAAGACGACGAGCAACCAGCTTCCAATCCTTTAGAGTCTCGCTTAGCTAAACTAGAAGAAATGGTTGCTAAGTTAGTCGGAAGAGAACAGAAGGAAGAATCTGTTTCTTTAGACGAAAAAGAAGAAGGCGAAGAAAAAGCCGAGGACGAAGCTGAAGAAGAAGAAATGGTTGCTGATAGCACCGATATGGCTTCTCGCATGGAAATCTTGGCACCCGGGCTTAAGGCTCAAGGTAAAGACGCTAAGTTTAAAGCTTTAGTAGAAGCCTATAAAACAAAAGACGGTAAAGCGGTTATTGACCAGTTTACTGGCGGTAAGGCCCCTACAGAAAAAGATTCTATTGACGCACTCTTTGTCGGTGCTTCTGAGCTCTTAAAAGAAAAAAGAGGCACAGAATTCACAAAGACAAAGGTTTCTGATTTCAAATCTCAACTCGGAATGCCTGAGGGGGTTATGACGGCTGAGAGAATGAACGAAATCAATCAAAAACATTATAAAGGAGATAAATAATGCCAGCATATCTTTACCAAGCACCTACAGGGATTCCAGGCGACATCACACGTGTAGACGAAAGCAGCGTTGAGCCGCTTAAGTTTACCGAAGCAAACTGCCCAGCAGTTTTCGGTTTCCCATACGTTTTCGACGCAGGCGTTCCGAAGAAATTCGGAGCCTCTAACGTTGCTGCCGATTTCGCAGGGGTTCTCGTAAGAGAAGTCCCAGGGATTGCAGGAACAGCTGCTTCTGACGAATCTTTCGCAGGAACAGTACCCTGGTACAAACAAGTACTAGGCGGATGTGTCCGCGGTTACGTTTCCGTAAAATGTGCTTCGGGTACACCAGCACGCGGCGGAGTTGTTTACATTCAAGTAACAGCTTCGGGCGGCGTAGCAGTTGGTGAGTTTAGAGCAGATTCCGATGGTGGTAACTCCGTCGCTCTTAGCTCTACACAAGCTACCTGGGCGTCTGATGGTTTAGATGCGGATAAAAACGCAGAACTAAGAATTGCTCGTTAATTAAAAAAGGGGAGAATAAATAAATGAAATTTAAAACACGAGATTCGGCTCTTGCTTACTACGTAAACCAACTAGAAAACTTAGACAGACGTCTTTATGAGCCGCTTGTCTCTGTTACCTGGGGACGCGACATTAAGTTGCGCTCTGGTATCACGATGTCGAATGAAAGCACAAGCTTCATTCGTTCGGCATTCGCTGGTGCTGGTTCACTTCAGAACAGTTCGGGGAACTTTCCTTGGGTCTCTTCTGAAACGAACGACATCCCAGGCGTCTCTGTAAACGGGCAAAAGTTGGTTAAACCGCTTCGCTTGCTTGCAAGAGAGGTTAGCTACACTTCTGTAGAACTCGAACGCTCCCAGTTAACTGGGCAGCCCATCGATGCACAGAAGATGGACGCTTTTAATCAACTGTATCAAATGAATACAGACCAAATGGTTTACAAGGGTTCTACCGATGTAAGCGCAACTGGTTTGATTAACGACCCAGATGTAGAATCTTACACTGTAGCAGCCGGATTAAGCGGTTCTACTCAATGGGCAAATAAATCTGCTGACGAAATCTTGGCAGACGTAAATACCCTTTTAGAAGCTGGCTGGACGAACGCAGCACAAGCAGTATGTCCTTCGGACTTATTGCTACCTGCAATCCAGTTCTCCTACATTGCTTCTCAAAAAGTAAGCAGTGCTGGTAACATCTCCATTCTAGAGTTCTTGAAACAAAATTCAATTTCTCTACAAATCAACGGAAAAGCACTAAACATTCAACCTGTAAAATGGTTGGCTGGTGCGGGTTCTGGCGATACAAACAGAATGATTGCTTATACCAATCAAGAAATGTACGTCAGATTCCCGATGGTTCCAGTAAGACGTGAAACTGCATACTACAAAGGTATCAGATTTATCGCTCCTTACTTGTGGGCATTTGGTGAACTAGAAGTAGTTTACCCAGAAACGTTGATTTACGCAGACGGAATCTAAGATGCCTTATAAAGTGAATCAAGCCCTTCGATTGGGTGGAAATAGATACCCAAGAGGCGTTTATAATTTTAGCGAAGCTGAGGTGAAACACCCTCACTTCGCTAACTATTTAAAATGCGGTTATATCGTTTCGCTAGAAGAAAAACTTGTCCCTACTCTCGTAGAACAAGAACCACAAGAAGCGATTAGCGCGATAGAAGCACCTAAAGAGGGGAAATCCAAGAAAAAGAAAAAGGAGTAATACATGGCATTCGATATCGGCGCTTTCCGCGTAAATTTTCCGGAGTTTGCCGATACTGCCAAGTATTCGACAGAGCAGATTCAGTTCTGGGCAGACCTTGCCGAACTGCAAGTGTTGGAGTCTGTCTGGAAAAGAGCCGTCGATAAAGGTAGAGCCCTTTACGTCGCGCATGAAATCACACTAGCTTATCAAAACGAGAAAACATCTAAAATTGGTGGAGTGCCTGGAACCTTTGCGGGAATTGCAAGTAGCAAGGCCGTGGGTGGTGCTAACATCTCTTACGACTCTATTACATCATCTGAAAAAGATGCCGGGTACTGGAACTTAACCACATACGGGAAACAGTTTATTCGTCTCTCTCGTATATTTGGTGCGGGGTGCATTCAGCTTTGAAAAACCCTCTTAAAATTACAAAAGACTTTACTAAGAACTTTAACGAGATTCTTAGTAAACTTAAAAACGACAAGGTTCTTGTCGGTGTGCCGGAAGATACCTCCAAAAGAAAAGACGGCGAGAAGATTAACAACGCCACTCTTTTGGCTATTATGAATTTTGGTTCACCCTCTAACAACATTCCTGCATGGCCAATACTAGAGATTGGAATAGAAAAAGCTAAGGAAGCAGTGTCGAAGCAATTTGCTTTAGCCGCAGAGAAGTCTTTATCCGGTGGGACTGCCGCAGTAGATACTTATTACGAGCGGGCGGGAATTATCGCCTCTGACTCTGTAAAAAGAGTTTTAAACGACCAAGTAGAGGCACCGCAAGGAAGACCGCTAGAAGGAACAATTAAGGCAAGAAAAAGAAAAGGCTTTAAGGGCTCTAAGTACTGGTTAGTAACAGGACAACTTAGAAACTCTATAACCTACGTGGTGAAAAAATAATGGCCAATATTTCCGTAACAGAATTAATGGTCGACCCGGATTTTGTAGACCCAATACAAATTATTAATAGAACTTTTTACGTCGATAATTTAGGTCAAAACCACACCGAAGAAGTGATTTTTAATACCGTGGGTTCTGTTCAACCCGCAGACTATAAGACGGTGCAAAGACTGCCAGAGGCTTTACGAGTAGAGAATCTTTATAGTTTTTGGGTTAAGGCAGATATTATTTTAGGCGGTACGGCTAAATACCCAAGCGTATTTGTGTTCCACGGGAAACGTTTTTTAGTAAAGACTGTGGCCGACTGGTCGAATTTCGGAGAGGGGTATTCCGAGGGTACTTGCGTATGTGAGGATTTAACTTGAGTTACGTACTTCCTACAATCAGTGAGGGGTTACCGGGCGGGTTAACGCTTAATCAATTTATCCAAACCGTATTGGTTGGAATATCTGGTATCTCGGGTCAACTAGTAAGACCTAATTGGCAGGAAAATCCACCTCCACAACCAGATATTAAAACAAACTGGATTTCATTTGGTGTAAATGTCTCAGCGCCTGATGCAAATGCTTACACTAATTATAACGCTGATGGTTCTTTTACTTCTCAGCGTCATGAGACTCTGGAGATAGGTACAGACTGCTTTGGCCCTGACGCCATGTATATCTCCGGGCTTATTAGAGACGGATTTCAAATAAAAACAAATTTAGATGCCCTACAACTTGCTAAAATGGGGTTTGTTGAAACCGGGCCAGCAAGACAGATACCCGATTTAGTAAATGAAAGATTTGTAGGAAGAGTTAATATGTCTATATTTCTAAGACGCGAAGTTATAAGAGTTTACCCGGTACCGAATATTATCTCGGCAAGTGGTACTATTTACGCACCGGATTTAGACGTGAATTTTAATTTAGAATGGGAGACCGAACTATGAAAAAACTAATAGTATTCTTAATGGCGATGGCTAATTTATCCTTTGGGGCTGTATTTTTTGGTTCCCCTTCTTACATAACGGTAAACAGCAGCAGCGCCTTAGCTGTCCCTCAAAACAACTTGAGAAGCTATCTCATTATCGTGAATACTGGTTCTAACACGATGTATGCAAACTTTGGGGCACCTGGTTCTGGAAGTGGAATTCCTATCCCCGCGGGTGGAAACTACGAACCGTTTCAAACACCAATGAACTCAGTTTATTTAGTTTCTCCATCCGGTACAACTGCCGCTATATTACAAGGGCAGTAATATCCGGATAAAAGGACGTATAAAATGAAAAGCCTCCTGTCTTTATTTCTATTCTCTAGTCTATCCTTTGCGATTCTTACGCCAATAGGTGGTGGCGGGGGCGGCGGAACACCAGGTGGCTCTAATACCCAATTACAATATAATAACTCTGGAGCTTTTGGAGGGATAAGTGGAGCTACCTGGAATGGTACTAGAGTAAACATCCCGTCTATACAGGGGGTAACTTCGGTAACAACAAACCCGTTCACGTTTACTGCGGCAATGACAACGCTGCTAGTAAATACCGGGCAATTAAACAGCGTTATAGATTTACCGCAAGCAAGTACGGTTCCAGGAAAAATAATAAATATTGTAAACGCAGACGGCAGCGGTCAAACATCTATTACACCTACCCCTTTTGCGGGCGACACAATTTCTGGAAATTTTACTACCTTAAGCACAACCCCATACGACGGGCTTACACTAATTTCTGACGGAATAGATAAATGGTGGCCGGTTCTTGCGTCACCGAGTGACTTATATCTCGGAAGTGCGGTCACTGGTATAGGTGGTAACAGCGTTTTATTTGTTGATGTTAGCGGGTACTTATCAGGAGATTCATCTTTTATTTACGACGGGCAAGCCGTAAGTCATCCTGCCGGAGTTTTAGCAAATCCGGGTGTTAGATTTTCTTCGTCAAGCGGAATGATGGAGGATTCCACCGATGTTATTAGCCTTGTTGCGGGCAGTGCTGCAAGCGCAAGATTTAATACAACAGATTTTATTTTTTACCCAGACGGTTCTGTCCCTGTAACAATTACATCTGGGGGCGATATTACATCCGGGGGCTTAACCGTTACGGGTGACGCGACGGTAAAGGGTAATTTCTACGGCGCAACACTAAACGTAAGAACTAATTTAGGCGTTGATGTTTTTTCACTTCCATCTGTAGACGGCACAAACGGACAAACGCTTATTACAAATGGTTCTGGTGTTGTTTCTTGGGGAAGCGTTGGGGTTGGTATTGGGGGGGCTGTTTCCAGCGGAACTGCAAACTCTGTTCTTTTTGTCGACGGTAGCGGCAATCTTGCCCAGGACAATACAAACTTTAATTATGATGACGGTACAGACACATTTACCGCTTTAAATGCCACCATAACAACACAATTAACAGCGGGAGGATTAGCTTATCCGACGGCTGATTCCACAGCGGGATTTGTACTAACAACAGACGGTGCAGGGAATTTAAGTTTGCAGGCTACTGGAAACCCATTTGACCAGGGGCTAAACCAATTGGACAACGTATCTTTTGCTCAAGTAACTGCATCGTCGGCGCTAGACGTTCCTAATTTTTATACCTCGGGCAGTGGCATTGCTTATTTTGGTCACACGCCGCAAGCAGCACAAGCTAACACTGCAATTACACCAGCAAGCTTTACCGCAAACACATCCGGTATTGCTGACGATAGCGCAACGTGGGACGGGTATACAATTGGGGCTGTTGTAGCAGCTTTACGGTCTTACGGATTATTACAATGAGGACTAACATGAAACTAATTAACGCATTCTTACTTTTATTTTCTTTTTCAGCATTTGCTATTTTAACTCCAATTGGGGGCGGAGGCGGAGGCGGCGGCAGCGTTACTTCAGTGGGAGTTACGGTGGCACCATCTTCTGTTTTTGATGTAAGCAACTCCCCAATTACAACATCGGGCGATATTGCAATATCGATGGACAGTCAAAATGCGAATATAGTATTAGCCGGGCCAACGACGGGGGCGGCGGCAGCGCCAAGCTTTCGCTCTCTGGTTGCAGCGGATTTGCCTACAGTCACCGCAGCAAAGGGCGGAACAGGTGGGGACTCTTCTAGTTCTACTGGCATTGCTCATGTCTCATCTGGTACTTGGAGTTACTCTTCTATTGTAAATGCCGATGTAGATAACTCTGCAGCAATCGCTTTATCTAAATTAGCAGCTACTACCGCAAGTCGTGCTTTAGTGAGCGACGCTTCAGGATTTGTAAGTGCCGCGACTACCACCGCTACAGAAATTGGTTACGTAAATGGTGTTACCTCTGCAATTCAAACTCAATTAAATGCAAAGGCACCAAGTGCATCGCCTACTTTCTCAGGTACTATCACTACTCCACTTACCGCAAGTAGAGTTGTGAAAACCGGCGCATCAAGCGAATTAACAACTGGCGCGGTTAATCTAGCATCCTCAAATGAGGTGACAGGTAATCTGCCAGTTACAAATTTAAATTCTGGAACGTCCGCATCGGCATCTACTTTCTGGCGTGGTGACGGTACGTGGGCAACACCTTCTTCTTCTGGGGTTGGCGGTTCTACCGGGGCTACAGACAATAGGGTTCTTAGGGCAGACGGCACGGGCGGCAGCACGTTGCAAAATAGTGCACTTGGTATCGACGATTCTGGAAGGCTTAGCGTTACTACTAGCGGAAACGTAGCCTCTGATATTTATAACCAACAAAATACATTCGGTGGAAATTCTACATCCGGTAGCGTTTTTGGCGTTTACACTTACATGCTTGCTTCATCTACTGCAAATCAAGATTTCGGATTTGGCGGCTCTTGGGGGAACGCGGCAATTGTTGACGGCAACAATAACGATACAGCATCAAAGGGTGCTGGCGGCGTTGCTGGCTGGGCAAGAGGCGGAAATATTATCTTTGGAACGGTGGGCATCGCATATAGCGGCAGAGGTACAAACGCTAGACTAATTGGTGTTTATGGTCACGGTGACACGGCGGTGGTGGGTGGTGGGTCTACGCTTGGTACATCCATTGGTGGCTACTTTGATACTGGCAGTGGTGGTGGCACTGTACCTGCTTCAGGAATTACAAGCGCACTTGTAGCGAATAACCTTGCAACAACTCACGATATTATCGAAGGCTTAGATAACGGCACTCTAGCTTTTGCTGTTAAAGACGGAGGTATTGTTCAAATGGGAGCGACGTCTGCAACACCCAAGCATATTATAAACAGTGATACCTATACTACCGGAGCTGACGCACTAACCATTGGAAACGGACCTACCGGAAAAGCAGGTGCTGCGGCAGGCTATTTAAAAATTACTATTAACGGTACTGACAGAGCGATTCCTTACTGGTAAAAAACCAGTCTAAGGAGTTAAAACATGAAATACTTATTTTTATTATTGTCACTATCCGCTTGCGCTGCAAAGCAAACTGTAGACGTAGAAAAAGAACAATTAAAAGAGGCGCTAAATAAATATACGGTAGCAGAGAAAAAATCTGCCACGGTAAGCAAGTTAGACGCTAGTAAAATTAAAACCATATCTGACGTAGCTGCTATCTTTGATGTTCTTGGATATACTTTTACCGAAAGCGCTTTTACGCCCAAGGAACACACAGATAAGCTAGATAAAATTAGGCATTTGTTTGCGGTAGAAAAAAAAGAAGAACAAAAACCAAAGGAAGTTAAAAAATGAAATACCTTTTACCCCTAGTGTTTTTATTTTTTGCAGGATGTACTAAACCATGTAGTCAGGTAGAGATTGTGTCTGCCGCATCTAAAGCTTTAGCTAGTCAGTGGGAGTGCCAAAATCCACAGGCACTAGAAAAATGGGTTGATGGTCTCGCATCAAAAGTTGGTGTTTGTAAGCCGGAATTAGTAGCCCTATTTAAAAAGAAACCAAAAAAAGGAATCTTTGGTAGCTTTATTTGCCCTCTTTTAGTTGAGGAACTAAGAAAGATTGGTGCGTCTCAGGTTCCGCCCGAGGCTATGTGCAACCCAAATAAAGTAGGCGCTGGCGCAGCGATTGCGTTAGAAGCCGCATGTAATGCTATTCCATTTTAAGGTATTTATATGAAACTTTTTTCTGTTACCATTTTTCTGTTACTCCTGACGATAGGTTGCTCCAAAGAGGGGGTTCCGGTTGTGCCTCCGGAACCCTCTACTTCTCCAACCCCTATTCCTAGTCCCACCCCGACTCCTGTAACAGACCCGGAACAACTACCCCCCGAACTTTACCAAACTGGGTACATGCATACCCCAGGGGGAATTGTTAAGGGTGCCCCATATGAAATCCCTCCCATGCTAGAAGCTTACCCAATTCGTTTTAATTGGAATAAAGAGGGCGGAGAAACTCCCGTAAGAAATCAGGGGGGGTGTGGTTCTTGTTGGGCGTTTGGTTCTACTCAAATGCTTGTAAGCGCCATCATGATTTTTGACGGAGTGTATAAAGCTTTATCGGAGCAGCAATTAGTCTCTTGCGATAAAAATAGCTACGGCTGTAGCGGTGGGTTTTTCTCGAACCAGTACCTTAAAAACCCAGGCCTTGCTTTAGACGCAGACTTTCCCTACACGGCATCTAATCAAAAATGTAAGCAGGACCTAAAAATTGAGGCTAAAGCGTATCGCGCCGGAAATATTGGGGAGAATGGTAGGGCACCTAAGGTAATCGAAATAAAGGCCGCCTTGCTACAATACGGGGTGGTTGCGGTTACTGTCGCGGCCTCTCGTACGTGGGATAGTTACCATGGGGGAATTAAGGTTAGCTGCGGCGCGAAGAATATAAATCACATCGTAAACATTGTGGGTTACGACGACACTAAGAAAATCTGGATAATGAAAAACTCCTGGGGCGAAAAATGGGGCGCTAAAGGTTATGCAGAAATGCCCTACGGTTGTGATAGAATTGCCTCTGAAGCTGCGTTCGTAGAGTACAAGCCTGGTATTAAAGCTTATCACAAATGATGCAGTAGCTTTCTTCAAAAAATACCAAAAACAAGATACTATATCTTAAACAATAAATTTAAGATTGCCGGGGGATTTTGGGCCGTGAAGTTTATTTCTGAAACAACTTTAATCCCTGTGGGGACAGCTATACTGGTTTTTGGCACGGGGGCGGTTTTTATTACTCGATTAGCAATGACGCAAGAGGCTCAAGCTGTTAGAATGGAAAGACAGCAATCCGAGATAGACAAAAACTCTATCAATTACGA